GCAGATGATCGACGTTTGCTCCAAGCGTGGAGCTTTCGAGGGCCCTGAGCTTTCCGCAATCGGAACTCTTCGCACTCGTTTTGTCGAGTTCCTGAAGGCTAACACGCCTAAGGATCAGCAAGGTGGCGCCGCTGCTCCTGCAGCTGGTGTGGAGACCGTCCCTGGCGACGCTCTTCCGCAAGGCTAATAGCGTAGATCCGATCGGACTTTTGGCGCGTAGTCTTTAAACAACGCGCCACTTTTTTGACTAACTTTATTATGAGCAACATCCCTAACAGTCCTGAAGATCGCAAGGCGATCCGTGCAGCGTGTGAGCAGATTTCTGAAGAGCTCACTACTATCCAGACCTCAAAGTCGCAGATCAAGGAGATCCTTAAGGCGCTTGAGGACAAGTATAAGATGCCCAAGCGCACACTGAAGAAGGTCGCGCTTCTCTATCACAAGCAGACAGCAGTCGAGTTTGAAAACGAGACAGCTGAAATCAAATCCATTTACAAGTCGATTACTTCCTGATTAGATTCTATCTAATATGAGTAATCAATCTGCAGAATTTCTGTGGGTAGAAAAATACCGCCCGCAGAAGATCAGTGACTGTATTCTTCCGGATGCGCTGAAGAAGACATTTCAGGCCATCGTGGATTCTGGTGAGATGCATAATATGCTTCTTACCGGCACCGCTGGTCTAGGCAAGACTACAGTTGCGCGGGCGCTGTGCAATGAACTCGATCTTGACTACATTCTGATCAACGGTTCAGAAGAATCTGGTATCGATGTTCTGCGCAACAAGATCAAGCAGTTTGCATCTTCGATCTCGCTGACAAACAGCGGATCGAAGGTCGTGATCCTCGATGAAGCTGACTATCTCAATCCTCAGTCAACGCAGCCAGCGCTGCGCGGCTTCATCGAGGAATTCTCCAACAACTGTCGGTTCATTCTGACCTGCAACTTCAAGAATCGAATCATTGAACCGCTGCATTCTCGCTGTGCTGTCATTGAGTTTAATACCTCGAAGAAAGACATGGCCGGGCTTGCAGCCAAGTTCATGACTCGTCTTGAAAACATTCTCAGTAATGAGAACGTCAAGTTCGATAAGAAGGTCATCGCTGAACTGATTATGCGGTACGCACCTGATTGGCGCCGCGTGCTGAATGAGTGTCAGCGTTACTCTTCATCTGGTCAAATCGATACCGGCGTGCTGTCTAATCTGAGCGATGTAAACATCAGCGCTCTGATGAAAGCCTTGAAGGAAAAAGACTTCAAGACGATGCGTGCTTGGGTTGTCAATAACATTGATCTCGAGCCTGCTGCGATCTTCCGCAAGGTGTACGATAATGCTATGGACTTCGCGAAGCCTCAGTCAGTTCCGCAGGTCATTCTGATTCTTGCAGAATATCAGTACAAAGATGCGTTTGTGGCTGACCATGAACTCAACCTTGTTGCTTGTATGACTGAACTGATGGCGTCCGTTGAATGGAAGTAATTTTATGTGGCCGAATATGAATCCAGCAAAGGCGTATGGCACAATGGAATGTGTCTTTTCCACGCCCGAGCTTAATTTGATTATCGGTAAGCGTTACGATATTCTGGAAATCGATCCAGTAGCTCTTGACAAGGATAACTCAATATTTCAGTATCTTGTGAAGAATGAGTATCATCAATATGTCTGGGTAGATACTGAATACCTAAAAGACTTCATTCCGCGCTCATGAGTCCGTTTGACTATCTAAACAGCATCAATGATACTAAGGTTAATCTGATGGTAGATGAAGCTTCAGAAAAAGCTTATCCGCCATTTATGATTAACCGCGGTTTATCGTACTTTCCTGATACTGTATTGCTAGCAAATGAGATGAACCGCTTGCACCATGCTCCAAAGCCAATGCAATATGCGTTTCTTATAAATACTGTTCGTAAGAAGAAACGCTTCAGCAAATGGCTTAAACCCCAGGAGCACGAAGACCTCTTGATTGTCAAAGAATACTATGGCTACAGTAATGAAAAGGCTAGGTCTGCTTTGTCAGTCTTGAGTGCAAAACAACTACAAGATATTCGCAAGAAATTAGACAAAGGTGGAAAAAGCAAATCAAGAAGTCAAAGCGCAACCTAGCGTAATTGCTGAGGATGTTCCAGTAGAATGGACTCCAGCAATGATGCTTGAGGTCACGCTAAATCAGCCTGATGACTTCCTGAAGATCCGCGAAACACTCACCCGTATCGGTGTTGCATCTAGAAAAGAAAGCAACAAGCTTTACCAGTCATGTCATATCTTGCATAAACAAGGGCGTTACTTCATTGTTCACTTTAAAGAATTATTTTTACTGGATGGCAAGCCGTCCAACCTCACTGTCAATGATCTCCAACGCAGAAATACTATTAGTACTCTGCTATCTGACTGGGGTCTTGCTACAATCGTAAATCCCGAGCAGTGCAAAGACAAAGCACCGTTACGCCAGATTAAGATTATCCCACACCGCGAAAAAGCGAACTGGGAATTGCTGCCGAAATACAGTATCGGTAACGCAAAGTCTGATAAATAAGTTTGTCGGCAATTCCGCCGGCAACCAAGGATGCCCAATCGGGGTTCTTGGAGTTAGTAAACATAACCTTGCTAGAAATAGGAGGAACCTAAGATGACAACACAACTGTATACCACCACAACTGGTACTGGCACGTACTCGTTCCCAACATCCTCGTTCGTAGGATTTGAGCGTATGTTCGATGAGCTCTCCCGCACAGCGGCCGCAGCTACGAACAGCAACTATCCACCACATAACATCGTCAAGCTCGACGAAGACAACTATCTGATCGAGATTGCTGTGGCAGGATTCAAGAAGGAAAACATCGATATCCAGCTCAAGGATTCGATCCTCACAGTAAAGGGCAAGAAGGAAGACGATAGAACTTACTCTCACAAGGGTATTTCTTCTCGTGAATTCACTCGCACCTTTACTCTTGGTGAGTACGTTCAGGTGAACGGAGCAGATCTAGAAGATGGTATCTTGGCTATCAAGCTCGAGCGCGTAGTTCCTGAAGAGGAGCGTCCTCGTGTTATTGAGATCGGCAAGAAAGTTGAAGTTAAGAAGAAGTCCTTTCTGAAGGACTAACTCTAATAGTTAGTTAATTAACTGCGGCGATCTAACTGGTCGCCGCTTTTTTGTTTACAGACACGAGCAACCTGTTACAGTATTCTTATGACGTTTTACACCCATGTTTTCTCTGGGCGCGGTGGTATTCATTATCGCGGCTACAAAGATGGAGTTCGTGTTAAGCAGAAGTTCAAGTTCAAGCCCACGATGTTTAAGGCAGCAGATCCTGCCTTTCCAGTTAGTGACTGGGTGTCGCTTGAAGGCCAGCAACTTCGCGAAGTTAAGTTTGACTCGATTGCCGAAGCAAATGCTGAAATTGCTAGTTGCAAAGATACTGGCCGCAAAATCTGGGGCAATGCCCGCTGGACATCGCAGTTCATGCAGTCGATGTTTCCAGATACTATTCTCTTTCAGCGCGATCTGATCCAGGTTGCTAGCCTTGACATTGAAACGCGCTCGGACAACGGCTTTCCGAACGTAGATACTGGCGACCAAGAAATTCTGGCAATCGGCCTCAAGAATAGCAATGAGGATTGCTTTCATCTGTGGTGTCTCAAGCCGTTCGATGATTCTCAGAAGCTTGTTAAGAATCGCGTGGAGGTTCATCACTTCAAAGACGAAAAGTCTATGCTACTTGACTTCCTCAAGTGGTGGGCGAATCCCAAGAATACTCCGGACATCGTGACTGGCTGGAACAGCCGCCTGTTCGATATGGCGTATCTGTATGCTCGGCTGTGCCGTGTGCTGGGCGTTGAGCTTGCGAATCATCTTTCGCCTTGGCAGGTTTGTGAATCTGAAAAGATTAACTTCAAAGGTAAGTCGCAGGAAGCTACCTTCATCGATGTCAAAGGTGTTGCTCAGCTTGACTATCTTGATCTGTTCAAGAAGTTCACGACACACACTTATGGCAATCAGGAATCCTACAAGCTTTCTCATATTGCTAAGGTTGTCCTAGGCGACGACAAGATTCAGTACGATGGCACGCTGCAAGAATTGTACGACCGCGATCCACAGACATTCTTCAACTACAACTTGAAGGACGTCGAACTGATCGAGCGCTTCGAGGACAAACTCGGTCTGATTACTCTCGCGCTGACACTGGCGTATATCGGTGGCGTGAACTACATCGATACTCTTGGCACGACTGCGATCTGGGACTCGATCATCTACCGCGACTTATGCAAGCGCAAGGTTGCTGTTCCAGCCGTTGCTCACAAGATCAAGCAGGAATACCCAGGCGGCTACGTAAAGGATGTCATGGTCGGCAAGCACGACTGGGTATGCTCGTTTGACGTTAACTCGATGTACCCCAATCTGTTTGTCCAGTATAATATGTCTCCGGAAACGATTGTTGGCCAGTTCGAGGACATCACTCCAGGAATCAATCCAGATGTTTTGCTGAATGATCTGGAATTCACCCCGAGGCATAACACAATCATGGCTGCGAACGGTGTTCACTTCCGAACCGATGTTCAAGGCGTGATTCCTCGCTTGGTCGAAGGCATCTACAATCAGCGCGTTACTCTTAAGCAGGCGATGCTTGCTGAAAAGAAGAAGCTCGAACTCATTCCGAAGGCTGACAAGATTGCTCGTGCTCAATGTGAACGCGAAATCTCGCGGCTTGAAAACCATCAGATCGCCGTCAAGATCCTACTGAACAGTTTGTACGGTGCTTGTGGTAATGTTTACTTCCGTTACTTCGATATCCGCGTGGCTGAAGGCATTACTCTTACTGGTCAGACTGCAATCCGTTCTGCTGAAAAGGCTGTCAACGAATTTCTGAACAAGACACTCAAGACCGATAATGTTGACTACGTGATTGCTATCGATACCGACTCGCTGTACGTAGCAATGGACAAGATCGTTCAGAAGTTCGCGCCGAAGAATCCCTGCAAGTTCCTTGATGAATTCTGTAAGAAGGCTGTCGAACCAGTGCTCGAGCAAGCAATGAATGAGCTCGCAGCCAAGACATTCTGTCCAAAAAATCGAATGGTAATGAAGCGCGAGGCAATCGCTGACCGCGGTATCTGGACCTCGAAGAAGCACTACATCCTGAACGTGCTGAACAACGAAGGCGTGCAGTACGCAGAACCGAAGATCAAGATGATGGGTATCGAGGCTGTCAAGTCTTCTACTCCGGAAGTATGCCGCGACGAGATGACTGATATGTTCAAGCTCATTATGGGCGGCACAGAATCTGATGTTCAGAAGGCAGTCGCTGATTTTCGCGAGCGTTTCTTTGCTTTGCCTGCTTCTGCTATCTCGTTTCCACGCGGCGTCAGTGATATCGACAAGTGGCAAAGTAATTCAGACATCTACACCAAGGGTACGCCGATCCATGTGCGCGGCGCTTTGCTCTACAATCACTTCATCGAAACTAATGGCCTTACTCGTAAGTACCCGCTAATCACTAATGGCGATAAGATCAAGTTTACTTATCTCATCACACCGAATCCTCTGCAGGAAAACGTGATTGCTTTCCCTGAAGAACTTCCGAAGGAAATGGCGCTCGACAAATACATTGACCGCGAGCTTCAGTTTCAGAAAACCTTTCTCGATCCGCTTGAGCCCATCTTCGGCGCTATCAAGTGGCGCGCTGAAAAAGTCGCATCTCTTGAAGACTTCTTTTCTTGATTTGCAAACCGATCCAACCGATATAAGATACTGTTATGTTCAAACTAATATACCAATCCAAAGAGTACAGCAGCGCGTCTCTGTACCAGCCAGCAAAGCGCGTCGAAATGACGCTTGACTCCACTGAATTGACAACCGATGAACTATGCCAATTTTTTGGTGATTTCATCAAAGGTTGCGGATATATCCTCGATAAAAATGAGCGCGTTGAAATCGTTAAAGATGAAAGCGATGAAGTTACTTTTGCTGATGACTACAATAATCAGACTGCCGGTGACGACGAGTTTTCTCGAAGCCTAGATGCTGACGCGGATCAATTTTGTAATGAGTTTGCTAATGGCATGATTAACGAAGAGTTTACGGACAATGAGAACGTAGACACCACTGGCTACGAGCCTATTGCAGAGACACCGAAGGAAGTTCAGACGGAATTTAACTTCAACAAGGAGACACAATGAGCTGCATCTGGGTACAGGACATCGCTGATATGCACCGCAAGTTCGGTGTCAATGATGCAGTACGCAAGATGGATGCTGATAAGCTAAAAGCATTTTTGGAGTTTCGCATTCGTTTCCTACAAGAAGAACTTGACGAGATGCGAAACAGCAATGATCCTGAAGAAGTAACGGACGCGCTAATCGATCTGTGTGTGGTTGCTATCGGGACTATGGATGCGCTTGACATCAATGCTCACCAAGCTTGGGACGAAGTTCACCGCGCAAATATGTCTAAGCAAGTTGGCATCAAGGCTTCACGGCCGAACCCGCTTGGCTTGCCAGACTTAATTAAGCCAAAAGGTTGGATTGCTCCATTTCATACTGGTAATATCGGTTTGCTTGAAAAGCTTAAGTGAAGTATTCTCTGACAGTATTTGATTCCATCTTCGATAACAAGACGCACAAGCGTATTGACTTCAAGACCTGGGATGAATTTGAGGCATTGCTTTACCGGCTGTCTAACATGGCCGGTTACAAAGCAAAGAAAGGCGAGAAGAAGAAATCTTCTTCGCTAATCTCGCCTGCAATCTACCAGCCCAACTCGACTCGTGCCAATTCAAACGTCACTGCATGGGCGAGTTGGGCTGCGTTAGATGTGGACAATGCCACAGGCACAATCGAGACGATGCTCGCTCCTTATCGTGAGTATCACTTTGTCTGCTACTCTACTGCCTCTTCAACTATCGAGAAGCCAAAGTTTCGTCTGGTATTTCCACTGACGAACCATGTGCAGGCAGAGAACATCCGTCATTTCTGGTATGCGCTGAACAAGCAGTTCAATTCTATTGGTGATGAGCAGACCAAGGATCTCAGCCGTATGTACTACGTGCCTGCGAAGTATCCGAATGCTCACAACTTCATCTTCACTAACAAAGGTAGGACTATCGATCCGTACGAGCTGATGGCTCAGCATCCGTACATTCAGAAGCAGTCGAACAGCGTACTTGATGGTCTGCCGCAGCATATGCGAGACGCATTACTCGAGGCGCGCAAGGAACGAATGACAAATCGAGATATCCGCTGGACTTCGTACCGCGACTGTCCGTTCATCAATAAAA